TGAGAAGGGATCTCCAGCTGTGTGTAAGGTGTAGACTGAATCTGAATCTACTATACCTCCTGAAGAGGCTGATGTATGGGTTATGTTTTCCCCACTCCATTTGTTTAATGCAGACCCGTACGTTGTGGTGGTTATTTCCTCCACAATCTCTTGGGTCGTTGTCGTTGTACTGTTCATCGAACCCTGGGTGAAATTTGGGGTTACTAACTCTGCTCTCGCTACCGTGGGTGATGCCAGTGCTAAGAGTACTAGCCATTTCTTCATTGTTTTGGTTTTTCCTTTTTTCCGTTACCGTTGCTACCAGTAGTCAATCCGAAAGTTGCAAGTGCCCCAGTGAAGACACTGGCAGGAAAAGTTATATCCCCACCTGGACTTTTCTTAATCATAGGTATTTCTACGTAGTTCAACGTAATGATAAATCCACTCCAAACAACTACGCCGAGTCTGACGAATGTTCCGAGGATTTGGATTTGGTGTTCTTGGTCTTCGGCTGCATCTTTAAGTTTGCCAAGGAGTCCTTTTTTTTCTTCCGCTGTTCCTTCCATTTGTTAACTTTAGCTTGTAGTTGTTTTTGAACTTTCTTTTTAATTGGTTCAAATAAAGATGAAGTAATAGTAGTAGTAGCAACTGCTACCACCGCTGTTGTTACAGCAGTAACCACGACAGCAGCTTCAGGTATTGGCATTTGTATATCCAATACAGGAATCTTTAAACTGGGTGCTTCAGGCTGTTCAGATGTCTTTTCTTCCTCTACGTCTTCAGGAGCCTCTAGATCGCTTGGAGGGATCACCATAGGCTTATATGATGGTATCCGAGCTGAAGGCACCTTCAAGTCGATTCTAGGCAGGTCTACGGGCTTAGGGAGGGTAGCTGTTGGCAGCTTAATCCGCTGCATCGGGTGTATTACCTTCTGCTACCCATTTTAAGTATTCCTTATAATCGAAATTTGCTTTAGCAAAAGGGATGGATGAAATTGTGCCATCATCCAAAGTTCTTTGTACTGCTGGAATAGGGCCATCTTCATCGTCCTTATAAAGTTTATATTTTGTTGTCATAAAAGTTCTGCCTCAAAAATCAGTGAACCGTTGTTTTCTTTGGCTTGTAGTAAACCAGCCTGACCACTAGTACCACCACCAATATTATCATCTCTTAAACTAATAGTAGTCGGGTTCTCTGTTGTGGGCATTCTAATTACAATAAAGTTATTAAAATGTACTATATTTGTAGAATTTCCAGATTGAACGGTAGCGTCTGTATTTGAACCTGTATATGAGGGAAGTGTTCTCATAGCCACAGGTACCTGCCTTGTACATATAGCATTACTATCACTTTGCATTATACAATTAAAACCAGTGTAATCAGCCTGATCCACTTTTATCACTAAACAATACCTCTGACATCTCGCTAATTCTTCAGCATGGGATCTATGTTCAAAGTCACTAGCAATAGAGCCTTTTTCAACTTGAACATTTGCTAAATCAAGACTCCACGCTGCTGTACCAGTGTCATCAGTAGGTTGTTTCAATGCAATTTGAAAATAACTATCATCACCTATTGTTTTCCCTGATAAACTATTAGGCGTAAAAGTAAAGCTATATTTTGTCCAAGTTGTTGAAGTAGCATTTAAAGTAACAGCACCAAGAATAGTTACTTCCTCAGTTGATCCACTGTCTCCATAGTCTTGTTTTATATGAGCATCTAAATGCCCGCCTGCTGGATTCACACCCCTAGCCCAGAATGAAAGCGTATGCTGTCCTTGTACTGATCTTACATCTTCAATTCTCTGTCTAGGGCCAGCGTCATTAGCGCCTGTCGTGACACTTATACGTTGATAATACTTGGGAAAACTAGCAACATCTGTTTGACCTTCTGTAAATGCTTGTCTTGTGCATTGATAAGTACTACCAGAGGCATTCATCTGCCATCTGTCTGCTGTATAAGCAGATGTTGATGTTGAACCGCTATCAGTTTTTCTCTGCCAAATTTGAAACTGTCCGTTAATTATAAGATTCCTAAAGCTTCTAGGATTCTGAACATCTACTGCAACACCTTGTCCACTGGTTGCAGCATTGATTGTATTTACTTTTAAGGTACTCATTAGTCTGCTTCCTCTGGTGTATTACCTTCTGCTACCCACTCTAGGTACTTTTGATAATTTATGTTCTCTGGATCACAGTGGATATGTGCTCCATCTTCTTTTCTAATGATATAATGAGTTATATCTTTCCCCGCATTGCCGAAAGGATCATAACTCGGGTATTTACCTGGTAATTTATAAGTCATATTTAAAGCTCCGCGTCGAATTTAGCTGAACTTAATTGAGTAACACTGCCACTATCATAAGCGAAACCATCATAACCTTGCCAGTATCTATTGTTTTCAGATATGTTACCTGACTGCGACCAAGTAGTCATAGATCCAGCAGTACACGTTATAGTATCATCTGGTTTTACCCTCATTTCTTGTGGATGCATAATAGTAATCATTCTATTTCCACTATTGTATTGCCTCGAATACAAAACATTATTAGCTGGTGTTTGCCAGTAGTACCTCTGACATCGAGCTAATTCTTCAGTATATGATCTATGTTCAAAATCTGTGGCAGTTGCTCCTACTTCAAGTTGAACTCCTGTAATATCAAATGTAGACGCACCGGCAGTAAGCCAAGTTGTTGCCATGTCAGGACAATAGACGTTACCGTCCCAAGTTCTGTAAGAATTTAGAGACGAACTACCAGAATAAGTTGTTCCCATAAATGGAATAATATATAAGTATAATCCTGGTCCATTATCATTATCAAATTGTAAATTAGCATTACCTGGGATTGAGTGCGTTACTTTTGTCCAAGTATTATTTGCAGTTGCTGTAAAACTAAATGTATATCCATATTCTGTACTCCCATCTTTTGTTCTTAAAGTAGCGTAAAATGTTTGATTAGTGCTAGGTCTAAACCAAAAACTAAGAGTTATATAACTTGAAGCTGAAGTATAGTCCCAAGTACTTGTTGCTATATCTTGAGCTTCAATACCATAGTCATACTCTATATAAGAATTAGCAGATGCTGTGCCTGCAGATGCAAGTGCAATTCTATGATACTTTCTAAAACCTAAATCATAAGGTGCATCACTTGATCCTACATCTCCCTGAGTTTCAATTCCATTTACACCAAGATGATTCCATAGCAGTTTCCATCTATCAACTGTGGAAAAACTAGAACTTTGACTAGTTGCTGCTAAAGAAGTGCCACGTTGAGCAATTTGCATTGCACCATTAATTATTAGATTTCTAGCAGTGTTTGTTGGTGGTCCAAATTCTAAAGTACCTGGTATTGAACTATTTCGTAAGACTTGACCAGAGGCACCTACAGTTGAAGGTAATTTAAGTTCTAAATCAGAATCAGGATTCGTTGCAGGAGCACTAATACTCATGCTATTTCCTGATGCATGTTTTAGTTTTAATTTACTCATTTAGGGTATTTATCCTTTGTTGTTTTAATTGTTGCCTTCCATCCATCTATACCGTTATGGTAGATGTCATCCAACTGATCGACCACAGAAGGAAATTCGGCTGCTCTTTTACGAGCATAATCTAAAGCATCGAAGTCATCTTGTAACTTCTTAAGTCCTGCATTAACTTCTGATTCACTAGGCTTAGAACCTCCGTCATGAACAATTAGGTTTGCATAAACTTTATTCTTTGAGTCAGACCATCCAAACCACTGTCCAATTCGGACTGTTACAAGGTAATCTTCTATGTGATCTGCTCTTCCTGTTTTATAATCCATATTATGTAGCTCCTAATCTTGTAAAGATGACATAGGTATATGGCAATCCATTACCATCGTCTCCAAGCCAATTCGTTGCTGACTCGGCAGTTACTTTAAACTTTACTTTATGAGTAGATGTATTTGTTACATCAAATAAAGTTATACTTCTAGAATACCCATAAGTATGATAAACACTATCCGCATGAGTATTATTATAAGAAGCAGATGCAGCTGTATAATTGGAATTATCTTTAGTTGTCATAACATGACCACCAAACCATCGAACAGGTCCAGTATTTTTATAACAGGCAGCAGTCATCTTTACCTCCCAAATACCTGTTGAAGGGAATGTAAAAGTTCCAGAAGATTCCGTCATTCCCGTTCCTATTCTTCCGTATGTCTGATAACTACCACTTGAAACTGAATCACTTCTTGACCAATTACTAGCGACGTATGTATCAGAAGAAACAAAATCAGTTGTTACCTGCCACATATCAACTTCTTTAATTGTATTCACATCTGCTCCTATATCAGCTTCTTGAATACATCCATCAGGTAAACCGCCTGCAGATATTCCTGTGACGGTACCGTTTCCATTAATTGTTATTGTCATTAAATTACCGTCCAGTTTTCATCAGCACCAACCGTTACGGTGACACCAGAATTGATAGTTATAGGTCCAAAAGAACCTGCGTTGTAATTGTTTTGGATGGTATAGTCATGGGTAACTGTTTGTTCGTTCTCCCAGAAGACACCATTAGCATTGCTGTTACCACCTGTTGCTCCAGCTGCAGGTAATTGCCATGTCATCCCACCTGTATTACCAGCTTGAGCTGTTAGTACGTGGCCATCAACTGGGTTGTTAGATACCTTTAGATTAGCTTCATCTACAATGTTATTTGCAATAACAGTAGCACCATCAGCTGTAGATGTTACTTCTCCAGAATGATTAGGGTGTGTATAGGCATCTGATTCTTTTGCTAATGGTATGCCTCCAGCTGTACTGCCATCATGTACAACTAAAGTCTTCTTTGTTGTATCTACAGTACATTCTCCTGATACACCAGTGAAACTATTGTGGTCTGAGGTTGTACCTCGTCTTAGTCTTAATTGTTTTGCCATAGTTAAGCCTGTACTAATTTACCTTTAACTATTGATGCATCTATATCAGTAAAGTCTTCAGTAGTCCAGATAGGATAAGCTTTAATAGTTTCTAAATGCTGCCAATTACGTTTAATTCTATCCTTCCAATCTTGTTCAGTTTCATTTGAATATTTGGAAGTTTCAGCATTAATTAAGGTTACACTGTCACCTGCTGCTTTAAATATTGCAGCTATTTCATCTGTTGATATTTCCATAATTAAGCTACGCTCCCAAAATCAAGTTGTAGATTAGTTCCATCAATGGTTCCTATATTAGACATATTATTGTTTTGTCCATCTAAAGCACCTCCTAACTGAGGAGAAGTATCTTCAACTATATTAGATATACCTCCACCTGCAGCAGCTTCCCAACCTGCATCACCATTGCTATCAACAGTTAATACATAGTTATCGGTAGCAGTAGAATCCTTAATTGAAAAGTTAAGACCAGGGATTCTAAACTTGGTTATATTTGTATTACCTAAAGTTATTTCGTTATCTACTGTTGCTGAACTAGCAGCAGATTCATATCCAATAAGTATATTATTATCACCAGTCGTTAAATCATTAGTACCAGACTTACCAGCTGCCCTTCCTAGTAAAGTATTACTATGTCCTGTTGTGATTTCATGACCAGCATTCATACCTATAGCAGTATTACCACTAGCTGTAGTGTTTTTCTTTAGAGCCCAATAGCCCATCGCAGTGTTGTAAGCACCAGTTGTATTGGTATCAAACACATCTTTACCGATTACTGTATTTCCTCCTCCAGAAGTAGTATCTTTTCCTGCTCCCTTACCTATAAAAGTACAATCAGAACTAGTGCAATTTTGTCCAGCATAAAATCCTATAGCTGTTGTTGAGTTCTCACCATTCAAAGCACTTAAAGCATGAGTACCGATAGCAGTATGTCCCCATCCAGTCGTATTAGCATCTAGGGCGTTGTGTCCAATGGCTATATTATTTTCTCCTGTAGTACTAGATTTTAAAGAATCAACTCCAATAGCTATATTTAACTCACCAGTTGTATGGGCAGACATTGAGTCCATCCCAATGGCAATATTTTTATCTCCTGTAGTTGTAAAAGCTAGAGTACTTCGACCTATTCCAATATTTGTATTTCCAGAGGTAAGTCTTACTCCTGTAAGCCAACCGATATTTATATTATCACTACCTGTGGAATCAGATACTTTAGGACCAGCACCGCATCCAAGTCCAATATTACGACTTCCACTTGTAGTTGCCTTACCAGCTTCAGCACCTATAAATGTATTTGCTTCTCCTGTGACAGCTTGACCAGCATTATAACCAAGAGCTGTATTTTCTATAGTAGTAGTTACATTTCCAAGTGTATAATCACCTATACCTATATTTCTTCTTGCTGTTGTTAATTTGCCAAGAGCATCTTTTCCAACTGCTGTGTTGTCATATCCAGTAGTACAAGCATCTAAAGCTTTATATCCAAAGGCAGAGTTATCTTCGCCTGTGGTTTGGTTCCTTAAAGCTTGATACCCACTGGCAGTACTATAACTTCCCGTTGTGTTAGTTTTCAAACTTTCAAAACCTAGCCCAGTATTTCCTGAACCTGTAGTATTCTCTTTTAATGCTTCATAGCCAAAAGCACATCCATTCCAAGCTGTATTATTTCTACCAGCATACATACCTACAAATGTTGAATAACCCTGAGTAGTTATAGCAGCACCAGCTTCCTTACCTACAGCTACTACATCATCTGCAGTTGTGATTGCTGTACCAGCACTATGCCCAAGTAGCGTATTATTTAATGCATTAGTACCATCAAAACTATCTCCAGCGTCTGTGCCTGCTAGGGTATTTCCTTGAGCATCAGAGGTGACTCCACCTCCTCCACCTCCTCCGATTTCTTTGACAGAACTAGAGTCATTTATATATAATTTCTGTGCGGATGTATCTATGGCAACCTCTCCATCTGCAATATCACTAGTAGTAGGTGTGGAAGTACCCCGCTTTAGTTTTATTACTGCAGACATTAGAAGGTGCCTCCATCAATAAGAGCAGCTACTTTAGTTGTAGTTAATAAGCCAGAGCTAGGATTATATGATAATCCAGTATCAGTTTCTATAGCCTGAGAACCTGTAGCACCATCTACAAAGACTGGATATACGGTCTCATCTGTAGAGTTATTAGCATTAGCTGTAACATTGTGTGCTGTTGTAGCTGTTGTAGCTGCTGTAGCATTAGTTACTGTTGTACCAGCAATAACTGAACTTAATGCAGTACCGTTAACTGTTATTGCATCTGCTTCTAGTGTACCATCAACATCAACATTACCTGAGATATCAAGACTTGATGCTACTACATCAGTAACTGTTACTTGAGTGGTTGTTAATACACCTGTACTTGGATTATATGTTAACCCAGTATCACTTTCTATACCCTGAGCACCTGTAGCACCATCTACAAATACAGGATATACTGTTTCATTTGTTGAGTTGTTGGCTGAAACTGTAATATCTGTGGCGGTGCCACCACCTGCATTTGCATCTACATAAGTCTTTACAGCTTTAGCAGATGGAATTGTATCATCATTGGAAGAAACACTACTAATGTCAGTATCTAGAACCCCACTTTTCAAGTTAGTAACTGCAAGATCTGAAATAGTATTTAGGTCTGCATCTATTGTTTTATTTCTAAGTTCTTGTGTTAAGTTATGTATACCAGTAGCAGGAGCAGCTACAGCTTGTACATAAGCCTGAACTGACTGCTGTGTTGGTACTTTGGTATCACTGGGATTAGCCATATTATCGTCATCTACAACAAAACCCATGGATGTTGTACTAGATGGTAATCTAGCTGCTGCTAACGTACCACTAGATATATTAGATGCACTTGTTGTATCAGTTGTAGCTGAAGCTGCTAATGCAGTACCATTAACAGTAATAGCATCAGCTTCTAAAGTACCGTCAATATCAGCGTCACCTGAAATGTCTAGTGAACCTCCTGTTACTACTCCAACTGTAATATCAGGTGTACCTGTTAAACCTGCAGCATTAGTTGCATTAGTTACTGTTGTACCAGTAATAACCGAAGCTAATGTAGAACCATTAACTGTTATAGCGTCAGCTTCTAAAGTACCGTCAATATCAGCATTACCTGAAATATCTAAAGAAGCTGCAGTTACATCATCAACTGTTATATCTGGTGTGCCTGTTAAACCTGCAGCTGTTGTAGCTGATGTAGCTGATGTAGCTGTCGCAGCGTTGCCCGTGTACTGAGTAGCTGAAAGAACTTGAGTCCCATTAACCTTTAAAACTTTCCCTGATGCAAGATCTATATGCTCAGAAGAAGTCCAAGCATCTGTTGAATCGACCCAGTTAAATGTTTTATCACTAGCACCTTTTAAAGTGATACCACCTCCATCGGCAGTTGTATCTGAAGGAGTAGTAACCTTACCAAGTTCTATATTTTTATCTTTTACGTCAAGAGTGGTACTTGAAAGTGTAGTAGTAGTACCATTGACAGTTAAGTCACCACCTACTATAACATTATTTGAAAATGTTTTATTACCTGCTACGGTTTGAGCTCCTGTTAAAGCACAAAACCCTCCTTTACCACCTATCGCTTTGATACTAGAAGAGGTGCCATCACCATCATCTCCATATCCATAATAGAGTGTCTCATCAACCTCATTGAAAGCAAGTTCTGATGGGGCTAGATCTACATTAGTTAGACTGCTTCCGCTAGAGTGATCAGATGCTCTTTTTTTTATTCGTATTGTCGCTGACATTGTTAAAAGTTACCTCCTTTTACAAGTGAATTTTTAGTGGTGGTATTATCGGCTTTGAACTCAGAACCATTATAATATACGATGGAGTCAGTTACCTTGCCTGTTTGATTTATCGAAAAAGTGTTTTGACCTGTTGTTACTTCTATCCACTGACTGGAAGCACTGTTATATACTTTTAATTTACTACTAGCTGTATCATACCACAAATGTCCTTGTTGTGGATTACTTGGAGCACTATTGGCAATCTTATACTCGTTTGCATATCTATTAATATTATTTATATTAGTAGCTACTGTATTAATAACACCGTCACCAACTGTGTCAAGTGCCCCATCCACGTCACCCATGTCAGTTCCTAAGCCAACTTCTTCGGCAACTATTCCAATATTAGTTAATTGTGTAGCAGTGGGGGTTGTTCTTATAAATTGACTACCAGTAAAAACTTTCAGTAAATCATCAGTAGTATTATAAACTAAATCACCTTCATCATTATCAATAGTGGGATCACTAGATGATACTCTATATCTACTATCAAATGAATATACATCACCTTGCTCTTGTAATTCTTGAATACTATATAAAGCTTGCTTCTGGTTATCGTTTAAATCACTTGCACGAACAGACGATCCAGCAGCAAATGTAGCTTTAGGATTATGATTTCCTGTCGTGTTACCAACTTTTGTTTCTCTGAAAACCCTTACTGTAACTCCTTCTTTTGGAGCACCTGAAGATGCTTCTTGAACAGTACTATCAATACTTGTGTTGTTAAAGGTTATTTTTGTTGGACTGCTAGTGTTATCTACGGAGTATTTAGTTATTGCTTGTGTTATTCCGTTAAGAGCTACTTGTACATCTTCAGGTTGGAGTGCGGGAAACGTATAGGTAAATACTACTTGAGTACCATTAGGCGTGTTTCCGTTTTCAGTATAGGTTGCTGGCATGTGTTCCTGTTTTTATTTGTTTTGCCAATCCAATAAGTCTTGTATCTCATCGGTCTGACCTGTTTCAGTTAGATAATCTATTTGATCATTAATATATTGTTTCCTTCTAACTTCTTCTTGATCACTTATATACTCTTCTGCGAATCCCTTAGCTCTCCTTAACGCATCATTTAGACGCATATGTACTCTCATGAATAACGCTCTATCCATTGGTACATTGGATTTTTTATATAGTCTTCGGAATTCCTTACCATCTACTGATCTCATTATGTCTTGAATCTCTTCCTTAAACCAACCATGTTTACCCATAAGCTCGGTGACTTCTGAGCGTTGACTAGGTGTATATTCAACACCCTTACCGTTAGTTCTTAGTTGAGGTCTGCCATTCCATTCAATATCTATAAGGAATTGTTTCTCAGGACTGATTCGATCACTTTGTTTAAACCAAGGTGAGTATGTATTAACTACACGTTGATAGAAGTTTTCAGGTTCACCTACTTTACCTCCATCAACCCAGTCATATACATCAGGTAATCCTTGTTTTAGACCTACGTTTCTGTTAGCAAATAGTTGAGTTACTTCTTGATCTACTTCTTTTAATGGTGGGGATATTAAGCGTCCTAATTCATTTCTAAAACCACTACCAGGTAGGAATGAACTTCCAAAACTAGCTCCCCATCTAGACAATGCAGCAGGGTTTCCAGCTAATACATCGTTAAGTGGTTCTAAACCAGCTGTAAATGATTTATTGGTTAGGTTTGCAGATATGATATAACCCATCTTATTCAACAGAGTCTCGATAGTAGTTTCATCTAACGTATCGAAGTTATCCATAATATCAGTTGTAAGTGACAACCAATCAGATAATGGACCTAAGTTCTCATAGCTATACCATTTACCATCCCAACCCTGATAAGTGAGAGGTTTCCAACCAAGCTCTCTTCTAGTCTTTTGTCTGGTCTTATCATATAAACCATTACCACGGATACGACCACTAGTAAAGAGACCTACAGCTCCCATAACTGAGAGAGTACCTATAGCCTTTCTACCTTTAAGTTCAGCTCTAATAGTCTCATACGCAGCTTTAGCATTCTCATCAAATGGTATTCCTCTAGCAGCTAATAAATTCTCTACTTGTTCTTTATTAGTAATAGCCATATCAAATGGATGCTTAAACTCAGCTAATTCATTACGGAATAAAGCTAGTGGATTATGAGATCCAGTGAACTTAAGCATATTCATAGATGTTTTAGGGAACATCAAGAATGGTTTTAAAGCAGGATACTTTTTAATTAATTGACTTAGAGCATTAACTGAGTCATTCTCTAAGTTCATAGCAATCTCTTTACTTGCGTATTCAACTGCTTTATCAGTTATAAATCCTCTTTCGTCAAACATTTGATCATATAGACCATTAGATACCTTCTTAATGCTATCTGCATCTAACGCTTTCTCTCCTCCATCTTTGAGCAATTTATCATATGCTCTACCTCTAGCCTCAACACTACCTATAAATGATCTAGTAAATCCATCAAACGCTGTCATAGCGTTAGCACTTAGACGTAGCCAAGGGTGTTCAGCTAAATCATTCATAGCTTCTATCTGAGCTACCATAGCAGAAGGTCCATACTCACCTACGCTTTCTTTCGCTTCACCATAAGAACGTAGAACTTTCATAGTTCCTTCATTCTTACGTGCTATATCTTCACGCATAATGTATCCAACAGAACTAGGATCACTCCAAGATCTTCTGAATACTTGATTCATATGACTGTACGCTTTCTGTAACGTATCAACCATACCTACGTTATACATATAACTAGCACGTCTTAGTGTTGCTGTATCTCCTTCTAGTAACGCACCACCAAGGGTTGCAATAGGACGTTCAATCATTAAAGCTAGGTTAGATGCACCTGCTTTTAATGGAGTACCTATAGAAGATAGAACAGAGTTATAGATGTTAGACCACATACCTTGTGTCCAAGCTGAAGGCATGTCAGGATTGACATCAACTAAAGCTTTCTTAAAGACACCAGTAGTGTTTCTGATGTAGTCATTCAATGCTGAAATGGTAGATACCTTTCCATCAGTGACTTCATAAGCTAATTGTAAAGGTCTTAACAACTCAGGACGTTCAGCTGATACCTGCCTAAGAGTCTGGATAGTTTGATTTGTTTCGAAAGTAAGATCTTTTAGACGCTGTTTTGTTAAATTTGTCTCATCTTTAACTGCATTGAGCATCTCATCCATCGTCAGCTCTTTTTTAAATGCACGTTTTCCAAGGTTTAGCATGTTCAATGCTCTACCTCTTACGTAAGAAGTAGTACCTTTGATCTGCATTAAGTACTGGATACGATCAAGTACTTGTTCTTGAGCACGTTTTACTGCTGCAGGATTATCACTAAATAATCTTGCACCTTCTGACATATCAGCAACTTGACCAGCTAGAGAAGTAGCTATATAACCTTGAGCACGAACTATATCCATATTGATATAGTCATCCATATACTGTTTGATGGCACTCATGACTCCTGCATAGCCTTCAGAACTGAGAACTCTTGCACCAGAGTCAACATCTACACCAGACATTCCTTTGATGATACCTTTCATATCCTCAACAGGAAGACCATATAAGTCAGCACCTATCTTGTTTCCTGATTCAACTATCTCTGCATGAGAAAGGTATTTACCATTACTAAATTTATAGCCATACTTAGAATCTTTTAATACATTTGCTGCTTGTACTATTAATCTTTGACCAGCATCATCACCTTTGGTTAGGAATTGTAGAGCACCAGGAGTAACTACAGAACCAACTCTTCCATAGATGGTATCTATATTCTGTTCGATTCTAACTACATCAACTGAAGCTCCTAATATTCCATCAGGGTCTCCAGTTCTAATACCAGACTCTGCATAACCATAGACATCATGTACACCGAATACAGGTTCATCTAAATTAACTGATTGATTTAAGTTAACTTGACCTATTTCAGATGTTTGATCGTACCTTCTTTTTGCTGATTTAAGGGTTGCATTCTCAGAAGCATCTACTGCAAGATCTTCTTCTTGCATAGCTTTGATATAAGAAGCTGCCTTCTCGTTCTCAGGTATCCATTCAGTTGCCTTCGCAGTACCTTTTAAACTTTTAGCTAACTTACCTGCACCTACTAGTACGTCGGCAAGTAATCCTATACCTAAACCTTCTTTTATATTCTTTTGTCTTTTTAAATCTGGTCCATCACTATCTAACGTTGCTAAGTCTTCTGAGATCCAACCAGTACTTCTAGGAAATGATTTCTTAATCATACCTAGAGCATTATGATCTTTCTCTTGAGCAGGTGCAACGTAATCAGTGACAACACCTGCACCACCAGCTAGACCAGTCTTTGCAAACCATTTAAAGAATGGGTCGTTTCCTAACTTCCATCCAACTTTTGCATGAGCTGCAGCACCTCCTTTCATACCATATCTAGTCATGACCACTGTAGGTACCACTACTGAGGAAATATCCCTAACAGTTTGTGCAACTTCGTTTTCAAATCTAGGTATGTGGGGTACATCTAATGCCTCACCTGGCATTACCTTATTATATAAACCTATACCAGTATCAACTACACCCGTAGGTATAGATAAGGCAGCTTCAGCAGTGGTTTTTAAAGCATTGCCTTCTGCCTCTGGTTGTGGTTGTTGTGTGGGTTCCTCTTCCGTAGAAGAAGTAGTTTGTTGAGGTTGTTGTTCACCTTCCATAGAAGGTAGCTCTTCTTGGGTTGCGAGGAAACTATCAGTAATAGCATCCTCTTCATCCATACGAATTAGATCTTCTTCATCTATCGCTTCAAATTGCGGATCAACAACTTCATCTATATCATTGGCCATAGAATCCTGGTCTCACTAGTTGTGATAAATTTTTGGGTGTTGGTTCGTATTTATAGTTAGCTTGTTTTACGCTTTGTTTTTCTTCTTCAGTTAAAATAGGAGCATCAGGAAGTATTTCATTCATTAAGTCGTTAACTCTATCTGATGACCATTTACTTAAATTGACAGTACCATCTATTAGAAGTTCAGCTATAAAATCTCCAGTAGATTTACCAGATAACGCTTCAGCAATTTGAACTAAGTCTTGCATCTGTTTTTCACCTGTATTCTCAGCTAAATGATCGTCAAGCATCTGACCCCATTCAGTTGTAGCATCTTTTCTGAATTGGTTTAAGCGACTAGTAACTCCTTTGAATACATATTGAACAGCATCAGCTCCCATTTGGAAACCTTCACCTATCTGACTGTTGATATGTGTTGAGGCTAATGCCACTCTATCCCAATCTATTTCACCACTAGTTGATTTTGTAGTGACCCCATAAGCTTCTGCACTAGTAGGATGAGTGAATATAAACTCGTAAGCACTAGCTACTTGACCAAACTCAATATCGGTTTCTTTAAAGTAATTATGCATCTCTTCACCCTTACCATTAGGTACATAAGCAATATTAAGATTGTCAGTATTCTTACCAATCTTACCTAACATACGTGTAGACCCATTGAAGCCACTATATTCCATAGTAAGCTGATCTGCTTTAGATAAGTAGAGATCAGCTAAATCCATAGATTCACTTTTAGGTGGTGGTGCCATACCATGGGCGTTAGCTATCTGTTCTAAGATCTGATGTTTAGTTATGCTTCCTTCTGGTTGAGATTTATAGATGGTATTTACTTCTTGAGGATAGGTAAGATTATTAGGATCAGCTAAGTTATTTGTATATACCTCTTCTAATCGCTCTTTAGTCATAACCTTATCTATATTCTCAGGTGTGAATAAGGAGTTGACATCTCTATTCTGTCTTAGTACACCGTTGATTCTTTTATTAATTTTATTCTTTTGGGTGACGCGATTAGTAGCTGCTGATAAATCTGCAGGACTGTCATTAAATCCAGGTACTTTGAAGCCTTTAGTTCGACTTATATTGTCAGAATTCTTTGCGCTAGTGTAATTATCAAACCACTCTTCAGCCACTTGACGTGCGTATGCAGATGGGTTCTTCTCATCAGCATTTATAGCTGCTGTTAATGCGTTGTTATAGATTTGACCTACTAGGTAATCTGCCATAGCATCTTCATTACCTTCACCTTCATTAAACTTCAATCTGCTACGTTTAGAAGCTACGATACCTCTTAGATATTCTGTATCTTTCTTCTTATGTTTAGAAACTAGATTATCTATTATTTTAGCTTTTGATTGATATCTCTCTATCAGTTCTGCATCTCCTGTAGCCATTAACTCAGCTGTAGTTAATTCATTCTTATCTATCATATCCAAGATTGTAGCTTCTTGGTTTGCTTGTTCTATAGCACCTGGAGATTGATTCTCGATATATTTATTTAACTTGGTAGGCTCCATTCCGAAGAAATCTTCATTTTCAAGTAGCTCAGTTTTAAGCCCCATTAAATATACAGAGTCTACTTTACTAGGATCATCTTGTAATTGTTGTTGTATCTTTTCGAATATCTTGTTTTGTGCATCCTGAAAGGCTGCTTTCTTTTTATCATCAGCAGCATCTTGTTGAGCTACTATAGCTTTATCCATATGCTGCTTCATCTCTAAATACCTAGTAGGTATCTTATCTTTAATCATCACAAACTTACCTGAACCAGGTGGGTCTTCGATTTGAGTCTTCATAGAGAACTCAAACTCATCAGGTTGTAACCTACCTAAATCCATTTCATTCTTCATGACTTCCATAGCCTTATCATGAGCACCTGTTCTGGTATAACCTTTAGGTGGTTTTGACTTTGGATCAGTAGTTGCTTGTAAGCTTGATAATAAAGTTACATAGCTCTTCTTTACAGTGAATTCTTGAGTAGCTTGTTGTACATCTAGAGTACCTTGTTCAATAGCGAATTCATCCGAATCAAGTTTAGCCGCTGCGTTATGTGCATTAATAGCACTTTCAAACATCCCACCTTTTTCAGCTAGTAAAGCTTTGTTGTAGTAAATATCATTATCTATTATATACTTTTTAAGTAAAGCACTTCTAGCTACTTCTTTCTGTCTAGGTGTTTCAGCTGTTTTAGGTGTAAATTCTACACCATTAACCATTAGTTTTATTTCATCATTAGACAACATCTCCCCACTCAACCAAGGTGCATACTCTTTACCAAGTAAGGCTGCTTTAGTAGAGGCTGCTGTATAAGAAATATCCCCACCTGTATTTCTAATTTGTGTTACTTCTTCTTGGCTACCACCATTAGATGCGTGCTTACTGGCAAGAGCTTCACTTTTTTTTCTATTCTTCTCTACCTGTTTTACACCTTCTTCGTGCTCTTTAGCTTCTTCCTCAGTTAAGAGTGGTTTACCAAACTTTTGATTAAGTTCAAGTGCTTCGACAAACTCTTGACCTCTTGCATCCGCATCGGCTCGTTGTTGTGCATGTAATTTGTCTTGCTCCATCTTTTCTCCTAGTTTGGAGGAGAATGCTTTTGCAGATTCAAAGAGTTTATTTTGCCGTTCAATAGCTGCTGCAGTTCTTCTACGATCATACTCACTAGCTTTTGTTAAGTTGTTGATTTCGCTGCTTTGCCAGCTATCAATGATTTCATTGTAAGTCATAATTAATTAAAACCAATTGCCTCCAATACTTACGTCTTTACCCGCTTTACGATCTAAAGAATCTCTATTCATCTTCCTACCTACTAAGCTAGTCCCTAAGTCTAAAGCAGTATCTAAGAAGCTCGGACCTTTAGTATATCCAGGGTGAGGGGGTAGGTGCCTACCACCAGGTCGTGCAGCATTAACACTTCTATCCCAGTCATAGTCAGCTTGCTTGATTTGTCGTTCAGCAATATTTTCTAATAAAGCAGCTCTAGATTGTTTACCTGATAGTTTTTGTGCGAGTTCGACACGGTCTCCAGTTTGGCTTAATAACACCTGTCTGTTAGTAGCCTTTAGTCCAGCTCTTCGACCACTTTGTTCGGAATAACCTCCTTTTATATAAGCTAC